GTCGGCTTGCAGATGCAAGCGCAGAAGACATAAAGAGAATCCAAGATGCTTGGATGGCCGTCGAAGACGGCCTCTTGATGTCAACACCAGAAGCCTTTTTAGATGAGTCTGGACTCTCCGCTGTGCGGAGGTTCAAGCTGTGGACGTGGAAAACATGTCTACAGCATGGAGGAATTGAGCTCCACCACAAAATGTGGAAGGGGTTCTGCCTCAACATACTCAAAGCCTTTCTCGGGGATACCCCGAGACCGGTTATCGGAGGGACCATTGGATACGCCCATACAAATGATGGGAGTGTCTGCCCAAAGATGAGGTTCGTCAGAGGAACCCCTCTATCATGGATGGAGGGGGTCTTCTATGGCGACGTTCCGCGGACAAAGCCGTGGGGTACGCGCGTGAACCATTTAATTTCAACGAGAAGCTACCCTACCCCCACGAAGGAGGAAAGGGAGAAAGCTAAAGAACTCCATCGGGAAATTACCCGAAATGAGGTCAACGAATACCACGTTGAACGTGGTACTCTCTCGGATGTTACAAGAGAAGCTTACAAGCTCGGACAAAAGTTGCGGCCGAGGGTTAAATCCTCGAATGCACATGTATCTCTCACGAATTCCGCGGAGTTACATACCCCCAGAACATCTGGTGGAAATGCCGTTGCTATAGCAAAAGATTTCTTCGAATGGTCGAAGGCCGTCCCTACTCAGAGACTGAGGCAGACGACCTGGCATGGCTCACCAATGTGTGAAGAGCCAGGAAGGCCAAGATTCGCGACAATGTGCCGCGACTCCGCAAACTTTTTGCGGAATTATAAGAAGATTTTACAATCGGACAATGAGTTCGAAATGGATGTCGTGACTTGGCTCACGAACCCGGAACTGTATACAGCCAAAGACTGTATAACAGGTCTTGATGAAACCATTGGTCCACAATTACTACAGTGGTCGATTGACAAGGGGATCGAGCTAGGATATCTAGCAGGCTCCAGATATAAGTCTGAAGAAGACCCCCTTCGTCGGACAGCGAAAGCGCTGCCCTTTCGATACTCAGTTGTTGGAGAGCCAGGCCTAAAGTCTAGGCCTATAACGGTAACAGAGGCATGGTCAAACCTGTTTCTGTCGCCGTTTGGGCATGATCTCGTCTCGATCTTGGATCAGGACGAGGAATGCCAGGCTGGACTTCATGCAGCGTATCAAGGATACGAACTTGCAAAAGTCCTCCACGGTTTCCAGATAAGCAAAGACTTAAAGTCTATGTCTGGTGACCTCACTCAGGCGTCAGAATACATCCAAGATGTAACTGCCAAAGCAGCCCTAAAAGGACTGTTCAGAGGACTCGGCACACTAGATGTGCTAAGAGGAGTCATGATTGACACTCTGGTATCGCCTCATATCGAGTTGGAAAAGGATAGGGATGGCGGAGAAATCTGCCATGCCTCGACCGAGAGGGCGTCCCTGATGGGGCGTCCAGGTACCAAGGGTACCCTCGTCTTACTCGTTAAAATTGCCAA